CGAAAAAGGAGGAAATAAAATGCGAAATAGATCGCTAAGTCTCAAAATTGAAGGCAGCCAAGAGAAATATTTGCCCGATTACATTAATGGAGCAGCGAAGGTCGAAAACGCGGAGCCCCTGTTAAACCTAAACCTGACAGGATTACCTGCTTCGAGTCTACTGCGTTTGCTGTCGTCGTACGTTAACGAGCGCAAAGTTGTGTATTTTGCACCTTTCTTTGATGTAAAGTCCATTGAAGACATGATCAAATTACAGGCATCATGGGTTGACTGGTACAATAAGCGGGTACCGGACAGCTTCTTACAGTGGCACGTTGCCGAGGAAAGCAAGCGAGTTACACCTCGGTCGTTTGTAGCAGGGTGGGGAGAGTTGCTTCCCAAGCTTCTCAAAATGTGGCAACCGGCAAAGAGTGACCCAGAACAACGAAAGGCTAGAGCTATAGCGGCAGCAGAGTATTTGCTAGATAATAGTTGGCTCCGTAACTACAAAAATAGTTTACGTCCATGCTCAGAAGAGACAGCAATTGAAAAGATGCCGAAGAACACCGCAGCCTTGTACCCTTATTATGTAAAATGGCGAAAATATGATGAGAAGGGAAAGATAGTTGAGGATAACATACCGAAATATCTATCGTTGTATCGCGAGGGGTGGGAAAATCCAGAATTGTTCTCGGATATGCCTTACACTGCATTCATTGTTAACACTGGGGCAGCCAAGGCAAAAGGTAAAATGAGCGGACGCATCATAACTGGTGCACCAGGTGCTCTTACTCTTGCAGGTAAGAGATATTCTGTTCCAATCACTAATCTTGTAAGAGGGCAAGATTTGTTTGTTTCTATCTCTTCTCAAAAGAAGACTGATGATAAAGTCAGATTGTTACTTACCGAACAGTTGAAGCGTACGGGAGTGTATAACCAAGACTTCGATGCCACGGCATGGGATGTGTCGCAAACGTACGAGATGACTCAGTATGGTACTGGGACAGTACTTAAAGGCCTATTTGGAATGGACGAATGGAGAAGGATCCAAGCCCTGTTGGATAGTCAAACTAATGGACCAATAATTACACCGAGTGGTATTCTTACTAATCGAAAGCAAGGGCAAGCAAGTGGGGGACCATTTACTTATATTGTTAATAACTTTAACAACATTCTCATGCATGTAGATATGGCACTAACTCTCGGGTTCGACCCAAACCTCATAATTCGATTCTCTGAATTCACTGGCGATGATGGAGAGCTCTTATTACCTGAGGAATTACAGGACGAAAGTGTACGGCAGGACTTCTATAATTTTTGGAATATTACAATTTCAAGTGAGAAACCTGCTGATAGAGTAGGGGAAGCAGTATACCTAAGTAGGGCAATGAAACCTACCTATAAGGAAAGCAAGTACCCAATAACGCGAGGTGGTGCAAACGCAATGCTACCACACTCAACACATGAAGCAGTAATGCATTCCGTAGTAGTATTAGCTATGTTGACTAATACTTATGACTCTGATAACATAGAAATGTGGAAAGAATGGGTTAAAATATGGATTGCAGCAGACAAACTTTATGGTCTGGGGACAAAGGTTCCAGATGGAATATCTGGTCTCATCAGGAAAGCTGGTGGAATGGAGCAGGTTAAGGCTAAGTTAGGACAATCGTCATGGGAAGGAGCCGGTCGAAACGCTGTGGGTGAATCGATTTGGGATATTGTCGTATCAGAAGTGATGGGAAATCAACTAGAACAGGAAGATACGTAGGAAACGAGTGTTACTA